TTAGAGTCGGTTCAATGGGTTTAGGTTTATCGCTTCGAAAAGATGGTCAGGGGCGAAATGTGAATAGCGCATTGTGACCTTAATATCGGTATGTCCTAAGATGCGTTGAAGCACTAAAATATTCCCACCGTTCATCATAAAATGAGAGGCAAAAGTATGACGCAGGACGTGTGTAAGTTGACCTGCCGGTGTCTCGATCTCTGCCCGCTTTAGCGCAGAACGGAAGGCAGCATAACAAGATGAAAAAAGTGGCTTTGCCTTCCTGCTGGTTGGCAGTTCTTCCAATAAAGAATCACTAATCGGAACAGCGCGGTTTTTCTTGCCTTTCGTTTTAGTAAAGATCACCTTTCCTGCGCGTATTTGATTTCCTTTCAATGACTCCGCCTCACCCCATCGTGCGCCAGTAGCGAGGCACAGCTTTACTACTACCAAGAGATCTTTAGAGCGGCTTTCTTCACACTCTTTTAACAGCGCCCTTATTTCTTCGTTAGTTAAATAAGCCATTTCTGACTCAGCAATTTTATACTCTCTAACGTTATCTAATGGATTAGGTGCGGCCCACTCATCCAGGCGGCGCAGTTCATTAAACACCGCTCGAAAATATGCAAGTTCAAGGTTGACGGTTCTTGGGGTAACTGTTTTAACGCGGTTTGAACGTGTGATTTTTCCTGATAACCGCTGTTCCCGGTATGCTGAGAATATCCGCGCATTAAACTCTGTGGCAAGTGGATCACCCATAGCTTTGCAGGCAAACTCCATCGCATCTTTCCGCTTTTGACCATCAGATAAAGTAACGCCATGAGCGTTGTACCAAGTTTCAACTAAATCTAAAACGCGTCGCTTATCGGTCTTTTCCCCAAGCCACGGCTTGTCTTGAGATTGGTCTTTAACGTGTTTCTCAAATGACAGCGCCTCGCCCTTCGTGGCGAACTGGCGGCGTATGCGTTTACCATCACGTCCATTAGGGAAAACTTGAGCTTGCCATTTTCCATTAGGTAATTTGTTAACAGCCATGACGGTTAAAGGTAATCAGTTTTTGAAACGACTTTACCTAAAACAGTAATGTCTTCTGGCGCACATTCGAAAGAAGCCGGGCCGTTTTCAATGCGTAAACGCTTTCCGGGGAGCCTGTTAATTCTTCTGACGCTCACAAAGTCATCAATTTTAATCAACCAAATTCCGTCGTTAATCTCGCCAGTAAACTCATCAACTAAATAAAAAGAGGCTTCAAACTCAACCAAAAAAGGATTGGTGGTTTCGGAAGGCACTAAATGAGAGTCATAACGGATTTGCTCATCAGAAATGAAGACTCCATTTGAGATTGTTTTCAATTGCAAACGCAATCCCGCATCAGTGGCTTTATCTGTCATGGGATCGCCTTCGCCAGTTGTAAGCCAAAGCAGGGAAGCCCCTGTGTCAAGATGGCAAGCTATTAACCAATCATGCGGGAAAGTATCGCGCATCCAGCGGTTTGCCATGGTGCTTTGAGATACCCCCATGCGGCTACATAAAGCCTGCCGTGTGCTGAATCCGTACGCCTGGAGAATGCGAAGAATCGCTTCCTTTCCTCCACTCTGAGATGAGAAATTGTACGGGGTGATCTCTTGTGTGGTCTCTTTAGTGTTTGACATGTTTATTATGAGATCCTATCATCGCATTTGTGTTGTGTGCCATATAGTGACATATAGTGACATATAGAGACATCGTCTAACCCAAAAGGGAATCTTGCATTATGAAGCGTGATTTTTCAATGCGACCAAATCTCAACTTTGTGATTTCAGAGCCTTTCATCTCTCTGGATGAATACTGCCGCCGCACCGGTATCTGTAAGCGTACCGCCCGTAAAATGTGTAACGAAAACCGTTTACCTATCAGAAGGAAAGTAGGTGGTAACGGCCTTATTGAAGTAAATATGCTGGCCCTGATTGTTGAGGCTGCGGGCAGCTACCACATCACAATGCAGGCTTAACGGACCCATATTGGGATAATGACAGGGATAAAGCATGTTTGATTTTCGCGTTTCAACACATAGCCACTTTGATGAAGCCTGCCGGGCATTTGCGGCAAAGCACAATATCATCCAGCTGGCTAAGAAGGCGGGTCTGAATCCGCAGACCATCAGCAACAAGCTGAACCCGGAACAGGTGCATCAGCTTACGGTTCGGGAAGTGCTGATCCTTACCGACCTGACCGAAGATGCAACGCTCGTTGATGGAATGCTGGCGCAGCTGCAGTGTCTGCCCTGCGTGCCGGTTAATGAAGTGGCGCAGGAAAAGCTGTCCTCGTACGTACTCAAGGCGACGGCAGAAGTGGGCCAGTTAGCAGCGACTGCGGTTGTGCAGGACAAAATAAGCACATCATGCAGGCGTAACGTTATGCAGAACGTTAATACCGGCATTCGCTGCCTGACGCTGGCCGCGATGGCCGTACAGACGCGCATTCATTCAAACCCGACGCTTGCCAGTACCGTAGATGTAATCAGCGGTCTCGGCGCTTCTGTCGGTATCAGCTGAGGTAAACATGGCATTTTCAGTGGCCCCTCTGCTGAAGCGGCAGAGCCAGTCCCCGTCTTACGGTCATGGCTGGATTATGGGGAACGATGGCACACGCTGGCACCCGTCAAATAATCAGGCGGAACTGCTGGCAGATTTAACCGGAAACGGGAGAAAAAAAAGATGGCTATTGAAGGCGAAAGCATTGCTGTGCAGTTAAGCGCCGGTCAGCGTGCCAGCGCGCTTAATCATATTGCGGCTATCCGTGCGCAATTATGGGGTGATAATTGTGGCAATGAGTTAAAACGTTTTATGGCCGATATGCGTGACAAACGCGATGCGCAGTATGAGCAGAATAAACGCGCATTAGGCGCAATTTTTTATCTGGCAAATATCCGGTCAGAACGTCATGACGCTGAATTTGATGAACTGACGAGTGATGAAAAATACGCGCTGATAAGTGCAATGAACCATTTTCGTGCAGTCGTGAGTTTATTTCCCAAAAAACTGACGTTACCTGATTAATTAACCCAACGAAATTAAATGGCGTAAACCCGCCGGGCATTCTTTTGCCCAAATTATGGAGAAAGAGAAATGCGAAATATTGAAACCCGCAATTTTGAAGCTGATACCGACGCAATGGTGGCACTGCTGAATAAAGCCCGTAACGAAGAACGTAAAGAGCGTGCGCTGCGCGTTTCTGAGCGTCTGGTTGCGCTTGCCACGCATATCCATCAGAAGGGCCTGAACGGCATTGAAGCGGCAGAGCTGATCCGACAGGAAGCTGTCCGTTATGAAAGCGAATCACAGGAGCTGCACTGATGGGCGATTCAATGGACCGCGTACAGGAACGCGTGCAGGAAGAACTGGCGCGGCAGGTGGCTCTGGTAACCGGTCGGCCGGTACAGGCCAGCCAGTTTTTTTGCGAAGAATGTGATGCCTCAATCCCGGAAGCGCGCCGCCGCGCAATCCAGGGCGTGCGGTGTTGCGTCACCTGTCAGGAAATTGCAGAGCTGAAAAATCGCCACTACCGGGGCGGTCTCTGATGCAGAAGGAATACGCTTACCCGTGGAATGCTCCACGGGAAGCGGTTAACCCGCGCCTGAAAACAACTGAGCCTGTACCGGCATCAGCGCTTTCAACCCTTATCACTCTTTACGCCGCTGACGGAAAGCACGAACAGCTGCGCCGCGAAGCACAGAGTGATGAGGCATGGAATCGATTTTTTTATAACGAGTCCCGCGATCCTGTTTTACGTGAAATGGCGCAGGATAATCTGGTCAGCCACGCCAGAATGGCCCACGAGCAGCAGCGCTTTAATCCCGATCTGGTTATTCTGGCTGACGTAAACGCCGAACCGGCCCACATCAGCAAACCGCTGATGGAGCGCATTAAATACCTTCACAGTCTGGGCAAGCCCAAAGCCTACTCCCGTTATCTGAATGAAACCATCAGGCCATGCCTGGAAAGGCTGTCCCGCGTGCGTGACAGTCAGGTATCTGCCTCGTTCCGGTTTATGGCAAGCCATGACGGTCTGGAAGGGCTGCTGGTGCTGCCTGAAATGAACCAGCATCAGGTTAAGCGCCTGTCCACGCTGGTTGCGGCACATATGAGCATGTGTCTGGATGCGGCCAGCAGCGATCTGTTTGTTGCCGATGACGTTAAGCCGGAACAGATTCGCCAGTCATGGGAAAGAGTGGCCGCTGAAGCCATGCGGCTGGATGTCATCCCGCCAGCCTTTGAGCGGCTGCGCCGCAAAAAGCACCGCCGTAAGCCCGTTCCTTATGACCTTATTCCGCCGTCGCTGGCCCGTATGCTGTGCGCGGACTGGTGGTATCGCAAGCTGTGGCAGATGCGCTGTGCGTGGCGGGAAGAGCAGCTGCGCGCCGTGTGCCTGGTCAACAAAAAAGCCTCCCCGTATGTCAGCTATGAAGCCGTGATCCACAAACGCGAGCAGCGCCGGAAATCGCTTGAGTTCTTCCGCTCGCATGAGCTGGTTAATGAAAGCGGCGACACGCTGGATATGGAAGACGTGGTGAACGCCAGCAGCAGTAACCCGGCACACCGACGTAATGAAATGATGGCCTGCGTTAAGGGGCTGGAGCTTATCGCGGAAATGCGCGGCGACTGCGCCGTGTTCTATACCATCACCTGCCCGTCACGCTTCCACGCCACCCTGAGTAACGGCAGACCCAATCCGAAGTGGACCAGTGAAACGGTCCGCCAGAGCAGTGATTATCTGGTTGATACGTTTGCCGCGTTCCGCAAGGCCATGCACAAAGCCGGTCTGCGCTGGTATGGCGTCCGCGTTGCCGAACCGCATCATGACGGCACCGTACACTGGCACCTGCTGTGCTTTATGCGCAAGAAAGAGCGCCGCTCAATTACGGCACTGCTGCGTAAGTTCGCCATTCGTGAAGACCGCGAAGAGCTGGGAAGCAATACGGGGCCGCGCTTTAAGTCTGAACTGATTAACCCCAAAAAAGGCAGCCCGACCAGCTATATCGCCAAATACATCAGCAAGAACATTGACGGGCGCGGGCTGGCTGGTGAAATCAGCAAGGAAACCGGTAAATCACTGCGTGATAATGCGGAGAACGTAAACGCATGGGCATCGCTGCACCGCGTGCAGCAGTTCCGTTTCTTTGGTATTCCGGGGCGTCAGGCTTACCGGGAGCTGCGCCTGCTGGCGAGTCAGAGCAACCGCATGGCCGGTGATAAAAAGCCGGGTGCGCCGGTGCTTGAAAACGCCAGTCTGGACGCGGTGCTGGCCGCTGCTGATGTGGGCTGCTTTGCCACCTACATCATGAAACAGGGCGGCGTGCTGGTTCCCCGCAAGCACCACCTTATCCGAACGGCTTATGAGCTTAACGAAGAACCGAGCGCCTACGGCGATCACGGCATCCGCATTTATGGTATCTGGTCACCACTTATTGAGGGCAAAATCTGCACGCACGCGGTGAAGTGGAAAATGGTTCGTAAAGCCGTTGACCTTCAGGAGGCTTCAGCCGACCAGGGCGCTTGCGCCCCTTGGACTCGTGGCAATAACTGTCCCCCTGTAGAAAATTTAAACATTACAGGGGGCGATCTGCCCGGTAAAGAAGAGCCGGAGCCGTGCCCGGACTTCCTGACCATGAGCAAAAAGGAGCTGCGCGAACTGCGGGCAAGGTTGCAGCAGGTGAAGCCGAAGCGGCGACAAAATTACAAACAGGAAATCACGGAAGGGCAGCGGCTGCGGCTGGAAGCAGAGCTGAGAATCAGGGGTTTTGACGGAAATGAAAAAGAAATCGACCTGCTTTTACGTGGTGGCAGCATACCGTCCGGTGCAGGGCTGAGAATTTTTTATAGGGGGCAGCGTCTGCAGGAGGATGATAAGTGGCGGCAATGGTCTTAGCTGGCCTGAGTTATAACTCACTAATCCTTATGAGATTTAAAATCAGGGAATTGTAAGATTTATCCCATAGTGAGATAAAAAATCATTTCAAAATCCGCCAGAAAAACTATACTGTATTTATGTACAGTGGTTGAGTGAAGGGGGAAAAGTGCAGGATTTACTTGAAGAATCGGTTCAATTGCAACGCATTGATTTAGTTGCCCGGCTTATTAATGCGGCTGACTGCAAAAGGAGCGATAAAGAGCTGGCTGTGGCATGGCTGGCAGAGCTGACAACGTGCCTGCTGTCAAGGCTTGATGAATATGATCGCACGGCAGAACGCAGCCAGCATTAACAGGGAGAACCAGCTATGCAAGTTGAAATCATGATTGATAAAGAGCAAAAAATCAGCCAGGCAACACTGGAAGCGCTGGAAGCTGAATTGCTTAAAAATCTGCACCCCCACTATCCCGCAATGGCTGTTCGTATCCGAAGGAGCAGCGCGACCAGCGTGCAGCTGACCGGCCTGAGACAGGATGAAGACAAAAAGAATGTAATGAATATCCTGCAGGCCGTCTGGGAAGATGACAGCTGGCTGCATTAAGCGAACGCCGACCGCGTTAAAACTTGCTTTTTGCGCGGGCGGGGTTGAACAACGAGCAGAGCGAGGCGTTAGTGCATGACTATGCCGCATGAAAACGCATGATCTGCAGAGGATCGCAAACACCCAGGCCCGCCAGTAATGGCGGGCTTTTGCGTATCTCATGCGCCTGCATGAAAACCACTCCCTAAAGCGGGCAGGCGTGGCGGGGGTACGAGCGCGCGCCAGCGGGGTTAATGGTGCAGAAATAGCTGCATCAGCGGCACGCTGGCGTGTTGAAATTCTGGAGGGGAAGCGGAGCGGCAAAAAAGAAAGCGCCCCGCAGAATGCTGCTGAGGCGCTTTAATGAAGGGACTGGCGCGGGCGTGGTTCAGGTATCAGGCGGAAGGGGCCTCAACCATGTCCAGGCTGTACGGTGCGAAACGGATCACTTCTTCACCCAGCCAGCTGTTTAATTCCTCCAGGCGCTTCTGCAGGGGGATAAGTTCATTGCGCACAAACACGCGGCTGGCCTTTTCCACATCACCAAAGCCGCCGGTATTGTTCGGGATGATGCCCATCATCTGCGGCGGCACACGGTGCGCCGCCATCATGTCATCACGGCTCACGTTCTTGATATTCAGAAATTCATCCTTCGCTGCGACTTCTGACAGCGGGATAATCTGGATGCCGTCTTTCTTTCCGCTCGGCGAGTACATAAACAGGTTACGGAAATTGCCTGGGCCCTTCGCGCTGCGCATCGCCTTGCGCATACTGTCCACGTCTTCCTGGCTTTGCGCCGGATCGGTTACATACATAATGAAGCCTGCATGGCTGCCGTTAAGGTAATACTTCCGGCGGAACAGCGTAGCCGACTCGTTCAGCAGCGTGGAAGGAATGGCGGACAGGTATTCCGGCAGACCGTAAATTTCCTGATTCAAGTCCGGCTCCATCAGGTGAAACACGCTGCCCGGCGTGAACGGGTAGGGCTGAGCTGTCAGGCCGTACTGCACAAACCAGTAGGTATCTAAATCGGTGCCGCGCCGGGTGTACTTCGCCAGCGCAGGCTCCAGTGACAACAAACCGCCGAGACGGTTAGTACGTTTTTCCAGATAGGCGTTCCCGAATACCAGATAATCCTGCAGAAAGCGGCTGAAAGCCTGCTGGCTGAGCAGTGGATGCGGGATAAAGGTGCTGGTCAGGATATTGCGCTTCACGTTAATCGGTGAGCTGTGATGCACGGCGGCACGGAACGTGCGCGCCAGCCCGTCAAAACTCACCGGTGGTTCATACCAGCGGTCCATCACCACGCATTCCACGTAGTCCAGCAGTTCGCGGCGATCAAGAACCGGCACCGGGTCGCCAAAGGTGAACGCTTCCGCCGCCGGTGCGCCGGTCATTTTTTCCGGCGGGCTTACCGGCTGCGTGCGGGCGCGGCTTTTTCGTTTGCTCATCAGTAAATCTCCATAATATTTCGGGTGTGGGCCGCTTCGCCCTGCAGGGGTTCATTTGCCAGCGCGTGCATGGTCGCCCAGGCGAGGTCCGCGTGGCTGGCTTCCTCGCTGCGGCTGGCTTCATAAGTGGGGCGGTTGCCGCTGGCCGTGACGGCTTTGCGGATCGCCATAAAGGACTGCGCGATATCAAGGTGTCCGGCGTCAAACTCCAGCCGCTGATGGCTGATAATGTCGTACGCCTTCAGCACCAGGGCGTTTTTCACGTTCGGGTTGTAGACAAACTCTTTCACCGCCGGGAAAAACATCTTCACGTTTTCATAAACGCCCAGGCCGACGCCGGTCGAGTCGATGCCGATATAGGTCACGTTGTACTGCTGCGTCAGCTTCCTGATGGCCTCCGCCTGGGCGCGGAAGTCCATGCCGCGCCACTGGTGGCGTTCCAGAATGCGAAACTTGCCGCCCGGCACGGCAGGCGGGGCAATCACCACGCACCCGGCGCTGTCGCCGTTCTGCGTGCCCTTTGCCGGGTCGTAGCCTATCCAGACTTCCTGAAAGCCGAACGGGCGCAGGGCCAGCGCCTCAAAATCGTCCCAGACCTCCCAGCTGTCCACCATGCACGCCTGCAGCAGCGTAAGCGGGAACACGGAGGCCAGGTCGTCCACAAACTCGCACATCAGCAGGTTCTGATATTCCGGCGGGCTGTACTCCAGGCGCAGCTGGTCAAGGTCGAACAGGTTACAGCCGCCGCGCACCGCATCTTCCACCGTGACAATCTGGCGGAACTGGCCGTCGTCGCAGAAGCGGCCCGGTGACAGGTTCGGGTGCGTCAGGTCGATGTCCACGCGATCGGCTTTGGCACGGCCCCGGTTAAACAGGGCGCCGGACCAGAACGGATAGGCGCTGTGGGTCAGGCTGGACGGCGTGGAAAAGTAGGTCTGCCGCCATTTCTTGTGCAGCGCCATGCCGGACGCCACCTTGCGCAGTTCCTGAAACTTGGGTATCCAGAAATATTCATCCAGATACAGGTTGCCGTGGTAGCTCTGCGCGGTGCGGGCGTTGGTGCCTAAAAAGTACAGGCACGCGCCGTTGCTGAGTGTCATCGGGTCGCCTTTCAGTTCCACGTCCACTTCTTTGGCAAACTCAATGATGTACTGTTTGAATACGTGCGCCTGCGCCTTGCTGGCCGACAGAAAAATCTGGTTGCGCCCGGTGGTCAGCGCATCCATCAGCGCTTCACGGGCAAAGTAGAAGGTGGCACCAATCTGGCGCGACTTCAGCACGTTGCGGATACGGTGCTTGTTTCCCGCGTCCCACCACTGGCGCTGATAGCCGAACATTGAGCTGTGGAAAATTTCCTGCAGCTTTTCAATCTGTTCGTCTGAAAACACATTCTTTTCCGGCGGCTTACGCGGTCCGCTGTTGCGGTTCGCCACCTTCGGGTTCAGGTCCGCTTCGTTCCCGCCGTTGCTGAACTTGCCGATGCGGGCGTGGCGCTCGGACTGGCGCGCCAGCAGGTCAATTTCCTTAAAGTCTTTCCCTTCCTTTTGCTCCTTCATGATGAGCTGGCAGTAGCGGGCGGCAGTGGTGAGCTGCATCTGGTCAAGCGGGCCATAGTCGCCCCACTTGTCGCGCTTCTTCCAGCTGTGAACGGTCGCAGGCTTCTCTCCCAGCATTTCAGCAATGCGGGCGATACGGTATCCCTGAAAGTACAGGAGCAAAGCCTGCCTGCGGGGATCGAGGTCGTCGGAGGTCATCATCGTGGTCATGGGCACAAAATACGGCCCTGCCGTGCGCTTTTCTGCCGCCGTGCTTTGTATGGTTTTTCACACAATGTTCCCGCGTTGTTTCAGACCCCCTTCCGCCGCAAACATAGGGCCTCACGAGTTTTTCCTCAACGGAGCCTGACCTATGGCAGTGGCAGTTAAAGCAAAGCGTTTTCGTATTGCGGTGGAAGGTGCCACCACGGACGGACGCAAAATTGAACGTCAGTGGCTAATCGATATGGCCGCCGGATACAGCCCGGAGGTGTATACCGCGCTGATTAATCTGGAGCATCTCACTTCGCTGTCACCGGACAGCACCTTTAAGCGTTATGGCCGTGTAACAGCGCTCACCGCTGAAGAAATTGCTGAGGGGCCGCTCAAGGGCAAGATGGGGCTGTATGCAGATATCGAACCCACGGCGGAGCTGGTCGCACTGGTTAAACAGTGGCAGAAGATTTTTACCTCTATGGAAATCAGCCCCGAGTTTGCGGACACCGGTAAACCTTACCTGGTTGGGCTGGCAGCTACCGATAACCCGGCGAGCCTCGGCACCGAAATGCTGGCCTTCAGCGCCAGCGCCACGCAGAACCCGCTGGCGAACCGTAAAAAAGACCCTGAAAACCTGTTCAGCGCAGCGGAAGAAACGCTGATTGAACTGGAGGACGTACCGGACGAAAAGCCGGGCCTGTTTGCCAGCGTCACCGCGCTGTTCCGTAAAAAGCAGCAGTCCGACGATGCGCGCTTTTCGGATGTGCATCAGGCGGTGGAGCTGATTGCCAGCGAACACCAGAACTACAGCGCCCGCACGGATGCCGCCCTGCAGGAGCAGGCCGGGCGAACCGGGGAGCTGGAAACCGAACTGCAGGAATACAAAGCCGCGTTTGATGCGTTGCAGGAACAGCTGAGCCGTCAGGACAGCCGCAACGACTATCGCCAGCGCGCACCGGGCGGTGACGCACCGGCAGGCACCCTGACCAATTGCTGATGGAGCAACAGACCCAATGAAAAAGAATACCCGTTTTGCCTTTAACGCCTACCTGACGCAGCTGGCCCGCCTGAACGGCGTGGAAATTAACGAGCTGTCCAGCAAGTTCAGCGTGGAGCCGTCCGTGGCGCAGACGCTGGAAGACCAGATCCAGCAGTCCACCGCGTTCCTGACCCTGATTAACGTGATGGGCGTGGCGGAGCAGTCCGGCCAGCTGCTCGGCCTCGGCGTGGGCAGCACCATTGCAGGCACCACCGATACCACCACCAAAGAGCGCGAGCCAACGGACCCCACGCTGATGGCGGACGTGGAATACAAATGTGAACAGACCAACTTTGACACCGTACTGACCTACGCGAAGCTGGACCTGTGGGCCAAGTTTCAGGACTTCCAGGTGCGTATCCGTAACGCCATCGTGAAGCGCCAGGCGCTGGACCGCATCATGATCGGCTTTAACGGCGTGAAGCGTGCCAAAACCTCCGATCGTAACGCAAATCCGCTGCTGCAGGACGTTAACAAAGGCTGGCTGCAGAAAATCCGTGAGGATGCGCCGGACAACGTGATGGGCAGCGCAACCAAAGACGGCGTGACCACGGCTGACCCGGTGAAGGTGGGCAAAGGCGGCACCTATGCCAATCTGGACGCGCTGGTAATGGATGCGGTGAACGAACTGATTGACCCGATTTTCCAGGACGATGACGAGCTGGTCGTGGTGTGCGGGCGTGAGCTGCTGTCCGATAAATATTTCCCGCTGGTTAATCAGCAGCAGCCGAACACGGAAGCGCTGGCCGCCGATCTTATCATCAGCCAGAAACGCATGGGCGGCCTGCAGGCGGTGCGTGCGCCGTTCTTCCCGGCGAACGCCGTGCTGATTAGTCGCCTGGATAACCTGTCCATTTACTGGCAGGAAGAAACCCGCCGCCGCTCCGTTATCGACAATCCGAAGCGCGATCGCATCGAAAACTTTGAATCGGTTAACGAAGCGTACGTGGTGGAGGACTACCGCTGCGCGGCGCTGGTTGAAAACATCACCCTCGGCGACTTCAGCGCGCCCGCTGATACCGGAGCGTAACGCATGAGCCTGAGTCCCGCACGGCAGCACCGCCTGCGCATTCAGGCCGAACAGGCCGCCCGTCAGGGCGGCAGCGTTCGCCATGCAAAGGGCTATGACCTGATGCTGATGCGGCTGGGCGAAGACCGCCGCCGCCTCAAGGGCGTCCAGTCCACGGTTAAAAAAGCAGAAATCAAACAGGAAGTGCTGCCCGGCTATACCGCCTGGGTGAACGGCGTGCTGGACGCTGACGGCGCACAGCAGGATGACGTGCTGATGTACGTAATGCTCTGGCGTATCGATGCCGGGGATTATCCGGGCGCGCTGTGCATTGGCCGTCACGCGCTGCGGCACGGCTGGGTGATGCCGCAGGGCTTTAACCGCAACGTGCAGACGCTGCTGGCGGAAGAAATGGCCGATGCGGCAAAGGCGGCGCTGCTGGCTGATGCCCCGTTTGATGCCGGGCTGCTGATGCAGACGCTGGATGCCATAGGCACGCAGGATATGCCGGACCAGTCCCGCGCCCGCCTGCACAAATCGCTGGGCTGGCTGCTGCGTGAAAACGATCCCGAATCTGCCCTTAACCACTTAAAAACCGCCCTGCAGCTGGACGAGCGCTGCGGGGTGAAAAAAGACATTGAACAGCTGGAGCGCCTTCTGCGCAAGAGTGCCAGCTGATAACCGGACGTGCCCACGCGCGGGGCGGCACGGGGTGGCGACAGGCATGGCCTTATCAAAACCCCGTCCACCGCCCAACTAATTCAGGAGAACCACGGCAATGAACTTTGTAGCGCCGGAGCAGGCACCGGACACGCCGGAACTTATCGAAAACACGCCGTTCTGGCCGGACCTTAATCTGGCCGATTTTCGCAGCGCCATGCGCACGGACGGCACCGTAACCGCCCCCCGTCTGCGACAGGTGGTCCTGACCGCCATTTCCGAGGTCAACGCGGAGCTGTACGACTACCGCAGCCGCCAGCAGCAGCTGGGCTATGCCTCACTGGCCGCGGTTCCGGCGGAAAAGCTGGCCGGGCAGAGCCAGCGCATTCATCACTACCGCAACGCGGTGTGGTGCTGGACGCGGGCGGTGCTGAATGAGCGTTATCAGGACTATGACGCCACGGCGGCAGGGGTGAAACGCGGGGAGGCGCTGGAGGATGCCACGGGCGACCTGTGGCGGGATGCGCGATGGGCCATCAGTCGCGTACAGGACAGGCCGCACAGCATTGTGGAGCTTATCTGATGAAGGTGCGTGCGCAGCAGTATGACACGGTGGATGCGCTGTGCTGGCGTCACTACGGGCGCACGCAGGGGCTGACGGAGCAGGTGCTGCAGGCGAATCCGGGGCTGGCGTCACACGGCCCCTTTTTACCCCACGGACTGGAAGTGGAGCTGCCGGACGTCACGCCCGCAGCCACCGCGCAGACCGTGCAGCTTTGGGACTGAAATCATGACAACAGAACGTATCAGCGCGTTTATCACCTGGTGCATCGCGGTGGCGATGGCCTGGCTGGGTGAGATGTCGCTGAAGGATATTTCCACGATTGTGGGGCTGGCGCTGGGCGTGCTGATGACGCTTATCAGCTGGTACTACAAGCGCAAAACCTATCAGCTGCTGGAAAGCGGGCGCATCAGCCGGAGGGATTATGAATCTGCAAACCGTTAAGCGCTGCGCGGTGGGCGCGGTGCTGGCTGTTGCCGCCACGCTGCCGGGCTTTCAGCAACTGCACACTTCGGTGGAGGGACTGAAGCTGATTGCCGATTTTGAGGGCTGCAGGCTGAAGCCGTACCAGTGCAGCGCGGGGGAGTGGACCAACGGTATCGGCAATACCCACGGTGTGGTGCCGGGTAAAACCATCACGGAGCGGCAGGCGGCGGGCAATTTTATCCTGAACGTGCTGCGAACGGAGGCGGCGCTGGGCCGGTGCATCGTCACGCAGCTGCCGCAGCACGTCTATGACGCGGTGGTGTCGTTTGCGTTCAACGTCGGCACCGGCAACGCCTGCGGCTCCACGCTGGTGAAGCTGCTGAATCAGCGCCGCTGGACGGATGCCTGCCATCAGCTGCCGCGCTGGGTTTACGTGAAGGGCGTGTTTAATCAGGGGCTGGATAACCGGCGCGGGCGGGAAATGGCCTGGTGCCTGAAGGGGGCCGCGTGATGCGCGTACTGGTGGCCGTGCTGCTGATGGCGATCGCGGCGATGTGCGTGCAGACGTGGCGGCTGGACAGGGCTGAGCAGCAAACCCGCAGCCAGAAAAATGCCCTGACGGCGCTGGAAGCAAAGCTGAACCAGAAAAACAGCCAGCTGCTGGCCCTGAATATCCTGACGCAGACCAACAGCCGGGAGCAGACCCGGCTTTATGCGGCTGCTGAAGCCACCACCGCGCTGTTGCACGAACGCCAGCGCCACATTGAGGAACTGACCCGTGAAAATGAAACGTATCGCCGCTGGGCTGCTGCCCCTTTGCCTGCTGATGCTGTCCGGCTGCGCCAGCGACCGGCCATCACCGGCGGTCAGTCTTACCGTGACGGGCTGTCCCAAAATAACGCGCTGTTACCTGCCGGAAGCCGCCCCGCGCAGTAACGGCGATCTGATGCGCCTGCTGGATGAAACCGAAGCCGCCTGGGCAAACTGCGCGGACAAGGTGGACACCATTGTGAACTGCCAGGAAAAAGACGATGAACAAGCCGCAGTCCTTACGCCACGCCCTGAATAAATCGGTGCCCTACGTGCGGGAGAACCCGGACCGGCTGCACCTGTTTGTGGATAACGGTTCGCTGGTTGCCACCGCCGCCGCGTCCATCTCATGGGAGTACCGCTATACCCTGAACGTGGTGGTGACGGACTTCACCGGTGACCAGAACCTGCTGATGGCACCCATCCTGTACTGGCTGCGGGATAATCAGCCTGATGCGCTGCAGAACCCGGACGCACGGGAGCGCCTGTTTACCTTTGAAGTGGATATTCTGGGCAACGGGGCGTGCGATCTGAGCCTGAACCTGAAGCTGACGGAGCGCGTGCTGGCGCGGGAGGTCAACGGACAGATGCAGGTTGAAGCCGTGCCGGAACCGGATGCGCCGGACGATTACTGGACGGGCCGCTGATGGACGGGTTACAGAAGGTGGATGACTGGCTGGCCGCGCTGCTGGCAAATCTGGAACCGGCAGCGCGCACCCGGATGCTGCGCGAAGTAGCGTGGGACGTGCGGCGCATTCAGCAGCAGGACATCACCGCGCAAAGGGCACCGGACGGGACCGCATGGGAGCCGCGCCGCATGACCGCCCGGACGAAAAAGGGGCGGGTTAAGCGCAAAATGTTCACGAAACTGAAAACGGCGAAATTTCTGAAGGCGACGGCAAATGCCAGCCAGGCGGAAGTCAGCTTTACCCGGCAGGCGCAGCGTATTGCCCGCGTGCATCACTACGGACTGCGCGATCGGGTGAGCCGGGGCGGTCCTGAAGTGAAATACGCCGCGCGCCCCCTGCTGGGCATAAACGGCGAGGTGGAAACCACGGTGCAGGAGGCGTTGCTGCGCTGGCTGAGTGAATAAGTTTTTGTGCCATGTCCCTTACAACGCTGCCTGCTGCCTCTCTTTTTTTGTTAATGGCAACCTTCCTTTATGAACGCACAACTCACCGAAATCATGCGCCTTATCACCAACCTGATCCGCACCGGTATTGTCTCGGACGTGGACCGGGACAACTGGCTGTGCCGGGTGAAAACGGGCGACCTTGAAACCAACTGGATTAGCTGGCTGACCCTGCGCGCCGGTAACACCCGCACATGGTGGGCACCCACCGTGGGCGAACAGGTTGTGCTGCTGAGCCTCGGCGGCCATCTGGAAACCGCCTTTGCGCTGCCCGCCATTTATTCCGATACCTTCCCGCCGCCATCTGATTCAGCGGAGGGCAGCGTAACCGAATACCCGGACGGCGGCTGGTTTGAGTATGACCCGGCCAGACACCGCTGGCTGATTAAGGGCGTGCAGAACGTGGTGATCGAAGGGGCTGAAAATATGGAGCTGAACACGAAGCGCTTTGCGCTCAACGCTGAGCAGGCACAAATCAATGCCGAAATGACCATTAACGGCGGCGTGACGCAGCGCGGCGGAGCAATGAGTTCTAACGGCGTGGTGGTTGATGCGCATAAACATGGCGGCGTGAGGTTCGGCGGCGATACGTCAGGCGGTCCGCAGTGATGTATCGCGGCATGAACCGGCAGACCGGCAGGGCGCTGACGGACACCGACCATATCCGCCAGTCGGTCCGGGACATCCTGATGACCCCGCAGGGCAGCCGCATTGCCCGGCGTGAATACGGCTCCATGCTGTTTGCCCTGATGGACCAGCCGCAGAACGATGCGCTGAACCTGCAGCTGATGGCGGCCATCTACGCCGCGCTGAGTCGCTGGGAGCCGCGCATCAGGCTTAACACTCTGCAGGTCAGCCGCAGCTATGACGGCTCCCTGCAGGTGGAATTAACCGGACAGCGGGCGGACGGTTCGCCGCTGGCCATGAACGTCTCAACGGGAGGTAACAGTGGCGGTCATTGATCTTTCGCAGCTGCCCGCGCCGGAAGTTATCGGGGTGCCGGACTTTGAGGCGCTGCTGGCAGAGCGCAAGGCAGCGTTTATCGCACTGCATCCGGCGAATGAACAGGAGGCGGTGCGCAGCACGCTGACGCTGGAGTCGGAACCGGTGGTAAAGCTGCTGGAGGAAAACGCCTACCGGGAAATCCTGCTGCGCCAGCGCATCAACGAGGCCGCGCAGGCGGTGATGGTGGCCTATGCGCTTGGCAGCGATCTGGACCAGCTGGCGGCGAACTACAACCTGACGCGCCTCACCATCACCCCGGCGAACCCGGAAGCCATTCCGCCGGTTGCGGCGGTCATGGAAACAGATGATGACCTGCGCCTGCGGGTGCCGGATGCCTTTGAAGGGCTGAGCGTGGCGGGACCGAAGGCGGCCTATGAGTTCTACGCCAAAAGCGCGGACGGGCGCGTGGCGGACGTCTCGGCAACCAGTCCCGCCCCGGCAGAGGTGATAATCACCGTGCTGAGCCGGGAAGGGGACGGCACCGCACCGGCTGACCTGCTGACTGTCGTGGACAGCGCGCTGAATGACGAAAGCGTGCGCCCGGTGGCAGACCGCGTGACGGTGCAGGGGGCTGAGATATTCCCCTACAGCGTGGAAGCCAGGCTGCATCTTTATGACGGTGTGGTGGCCGGTCCCTGTCTGGATGCTGCTAACGCGGCGCTGGCCGCCTACCTGAAAGAGCAGGCGAAGCTGGGTCGCAGCGTGCGCCAGGACTCTTACGGGGCAGTGCTGCGCGTGGCTGGCGTGGACTGGGTGGAAATGGTCGAACCGGCCCGCGACATCATCATGGACCGCACGCAGGCAGGTTACTGCACCGGCACGCTGGTAACGGTGGCCGGTGAAACGGTCGGGGGGGCGGCATGAGCCTGAACAACAGCCTGTTGCCGCCGGGTTCCTCCGCTACTGAGCGCAGGCTGGCAGAAGCCTGCAGCGACCTTTCAGCGCTGGCGGTGCCGCTGCGCGAACTGTGGAACCCTGCAGCCTGTCCGGTCACATTTTTACCCTATCTCGCCTGGGCGTTTTCCGTCGATCGCTGGGATGAGGGCTGGGCGGAGAACGTCAAGCGCAAGGTGGTGCAGGATGCGTTTTATATTCATCAGCACAAGGGTACAACCAGCGCCATTCGCCGCGTGGTGGAGCCGTTCGGCTTTCTTATCCGCATCATTGAATGGTGGAAAACGGGCGATGCGCCGGGCACGTTCCGGCTGGACATTGGCGTGCAGGAGCAGGGCATCACGGAAGAAAGCTATCAGGAGCTGGAACGCCTGATAAGTGATGCGAAGCCCGCCAGCCGTCACATGCTGGGCATGTCCATCAACCTGCAGAGCGGCGGCCAGTGTTATATCGGCGCCGCCAGCTATGGCGGTGACGATCTCACCATTTATCCCTATACGCCTGACCTTATTTCCGTCAGTGGCCGGAGCTATCCGGGCGCGGCGGCTCACGTTATCGACTTGCTGGAAGTGGGACCATGACACAAAAATATTATGCGATTGTCACCAACCTCGGCGCGGCGAAGATTGCCAACGCCGTATCGCTCGGCACAAAGCTGAATATCACGCACATGGCAGTAGGCGACGGTGGCGGCGTATCGCCCACGCCGAACGCCAGCCAGACCCGGCTTGTTAACGAGGTACGCCGGGCGGCGCTCAATTCGCTGACCGTGGACGCGGCCAACGGCAGCCAGATTATTGCTGAACAGGTTATTCCTGAAACGGAGGGCGGCTTCTGGATTCGGGAAATGGGGCTGTTTGACGGTGACGGCACGCTGATTGCGGTCTGTAACACCGCTGACACCTATAAGCCGCAGCTGCAGGAGGGCAGCGGACGCACGCAGCGCCTGCGCATGATCCTTATTGTCAGCAGCACGGAGGCCATCACGCTGAAGGTGGACCCGTCCGTGGTGCTGGCAACGCGCCAGTATGTGGATGAGAACGTGCTGGAGGTGCGCCAGTACGCGGACAGCCTGATGGCAAACCATCTGGCCGCCGCCGATCCGCATTCGCAGTACGCGCCAAAAGCCAGCCCGCAGTTTACCGGGACGCCGAAAGCCCCGACGCCTGCCGCAGGGAATAACTCCACGCAGCTGGCAAACACGGCGTTTGTGCAGGCGGCGCTGGCGGCGCTGGCCGGTTCCGCCCCCGCTGCGCTCGACACGCTGAAGGAGCTGGCCGATGCGCTGGGCAATGACCCACATTTTTCTGCCACCGTGCTGAATGCGCTGGCCGGGAAGATGGATATTGCGAAGAACGGCAGCGATATTGCTGACGTGGCGGTGTTTCTTAAAAACCTCGGTTTGGGTGAGGCCGCAAAACGTGCAGTCGGTACAGGAGTTAATCAGATACCGGACATGAGCAGCTTCCTCGCTCAGCGTGGCGGGGCATGGTACAGGCAGCACCCGTCAGGGATGATTGAGCAGGGCGGCTCATTCAGCGTTTCCGGCTCGGCCAGCCCTCAAAAGGTGACGGTTAATTTCCCTATCCCGTTTCCGTCTGTGTGCGTCGGTATCTGGTTCACCTACCAGACACAAGATCCAAGCTCACGGTTTGTCGGAGTGTTTACTAAATCTGTTAATTCCTTTGTGGCTTCAATCGTCTGCAACACAGCAAACACAATTTACTACAGGGCTGAGGGGTACTAAATGAACATGCTATGGTCTGCTAAAAACAATGTTTTCATTCCGGTACTGATGCGTCAGCAGTATGAAACTGCAGGATGGGATCTATCAGATTGTAATGAGGCCAGTAGTGAGCTGGTCGTCAAATATATGGGACAGGCACCCGTCGGGAAAATGAGGATTTCCGGCAGCAATAGTCTCCCGCAATGGGGCGATATTCCCGAAAACCCTGCAGAGAATCAGCAATCGACAGACAAATAACGCAGCGTTCTTTGTCATATATGTAGCTATTTGAATATGTCCGCTTTGAGCGAAAAACGGACATTGCTAACAACGTTTGAGTAAATCAATGGAGAGCAGGCCAGTACACCTCTGGTATAAAAGAGGCTTGATGAAACTTTCACGCATAACACTAAGTCTCGCAGACCCATCATCATCTCAATAGGGCTGGAATAAAAGGTGCGACCTCGGGCTGGTGAAACTTCAAGCAGGCTGGTCCCATTCTGTTACACTCAGGGCAGGTATGATTACACAGTTCAGCCAGGTAAGCGCTGCTACTGAAACCAGACAACGGTTATAGACGCTCAAAAGCAATAATGCTTGTCCGCCGCGGCGGACTTTTACCGCCAGGCAACAGGAAGATTGATATGTTCAGAAGTGAAGAAGAAAAGGTCAATGTCGTAATTGGCGAAGCCATATTATTGCTGCTTGAGGATGAAGATGTCGTCAGCGTGCATAATCTGGCTCAACAGCTCAAACAGATGCTTAAGGCTGAGACAGAGGCAGCTCGTCGTGAAATCATCAGAGAAGCAATCAGGCAGACCGAAAGACTTCTCTCCACTGCCCACTGTTACGATAATTGCAGTGCTGAAATTAAGTGGTTATCGCGCGAATTGCCTTACCAGCAGAGTATTAGGCTCTTATTGTTATCCTGCATCGGTTAGGTTTTGCCTTACTCATTCAATGTATCCGGCGATTTAGCATCTGAATCGCCTTTAGACTATTTTCCCGCACATGCCGATCCGCGGTGCTTTTGCTGAGCAGTTCCAGTGCATCTATCACTTCGTTTTTCCCTACCGTGGCTTTCTGGCTGAGCAGTCTGCGGATGATGCTACCAATGAGCTCCAGTGGTTTTTTATTATTATCCTCGCCCGAACCCATAAATCCTCCGATAAACGAAGCAGCAGTAAATATAGCATTATTTCAGAGGGGAGGTAACAGTATCCGTGTCAGTAAGCTGATAGCTTCATAAAACTTTCGAGCCAAAGAAAGTTTTTAACAGGGGCTAAAACCTATGGCTGGCTCTCGCGCAAACTGGCGTCTTATGATGCAAGCAACGTCCGCTTATGGCACATAGCAGACTAATGGCGACAAGATATTTCTACCGGTGTCATAAACCTCGGTTTGGGCGAAGCAGCAAGGCGGGAAATTGGAACCGGCGCGAATCAGGTGCCGGACATGTCTGCTTTTGCTTTTACGAAGGGCAATCCGCTCAGTTTACAGCTGCCGGGCGGACTCATTATCAAGGCAGGCAACAGCGTCATAGCCTCAGGGGACTATACAAAAACAGTGACATTCCCGGCTGCATTCCCAACTGCATGCATTGCCGGGGGCGCGCTGAGTGCTGAGGAAAGCACGAGTATCTACGCCTTTGCTCAATGCGTTTCGCGCGCTGCTGGCGGGCTGCTTATAGCGGTGTACGGCGCTAACGCAGGTGTTGCACCAGGCGTTTTAAGTTCAACTGCGGTAACGGTTTCATGGATAGCGGTGGGGTATTAAATGAGCATGTTTTTCAGTGCTACAACTTTATGGTTTTATAGCGAAACCGACAAGGCAAAGTATGAAGCCGGGATCGGGTGGCCTTCTGATGCTGTGAGAATCAGTGATGATGACTGGATTTGCTACGCGCAGCCCGCGCCAGATGGCTTTATGCTCGGTGCAGATGAGTCGGGTAAACCTTCATGGCTAAATATACCGGCGCCTACAGCAGAGGAAATAACTGCGATAGCGGACGCCAGAAAAGCACAATTGCGCGCGGATGCGGATGCGATCATAGCCCCACTGCAGGATGCTGTTTCGCTCAATATTGCCACTGAGGAAGAAGCGGCCAGATATGACAGCTGGCGGCAATATCGTGTGATGCTGAGCCGAATTGATACTTCACAAGCATTGACTATTGAGTGGCCTGAAAGGCCAGCATAAAAAACAAGCCCGCTATACAGCGGGCTTTTTGTTACTGAGGCTTATCCGGCCAGATAATATCCGGTGCTGCAGAAGTGTCTATCCTGCTCAGCATTACCCGGTACTTGCGCCATGCAGTGTAGGACGCAGTCTCGTTGTCAGTAGCAATTTCCAGATCAACGGCATCCCCCAGTGGCTTTATTTTGTCGCCAGCCTCATTCATCAGAGCCTGTTTTTTTGCCTTTGCTTCCTCAATTTCAGCGGCCTGTGTTTTAACGTAATCCCTGAGAGCAGGCGGCATCACACTGAAATCAATTATCTTTCCGGCACTCTGACCATCCAGCAGGGAAAGCCATTCGGCTTCGCTGATTTCCACTGCATCCGGCGGAATGTCCGACACACCCTCAACATAAAAGCCTGCATTTTTTTCTGAGCAATAAATTTTCATAGTGATATCGCTATCCAATACATTACGCCAGGTGAACCATCATTTGTCTTACCCCCAATCCAGTTAAGTCCATGCAGGTGCATCGTGGCTGCATTAACAGGCGCGCCAGCAATGACTCCGCCGCTACCTACCGTTGCATCAGAGTCCATACCAATGATGACGTAATTTGCAGAAGGGAAAGCCGTGGGCAGGCTGACATTTATGCCGCCCAAAGGTATTGAAACCCATCCGCGCTGAATGACTGTTCCGTCAGGAAACTTACTGTAACGCGCGCTGGAGTTTCCGCCTGATGCAAAAAAACTCATGTCCGGCAGTTCTCCGCTACCGGTTCCAACTTCCCGCTTTGCTGCTTCGCCCAAACCGACCTTTAAACGAAAGAAATTCCTGGCACTGAAACGCGGCAGGGTGGCAGACTCCACGCCCTTTACCAGAGGTTTACTGTGCTGATTGGCTATATCAGGGTGTCAACAAATGACCAGAACACCGATTTACAGCGAAATGCGCTGCAGGGTGCAAATTGTGAGCTGATTTTTGAAGACAGGATCAGCGGAAAAAAAACAGACCGCCCCGGACTGAAAAAGGCGCTTCGCTGCCTGCAGGAAGGGGACACGCTGATTGTGTGGAAGCTGGACAGGCTTGGCCGCAGTATGCGCCACCTGGTGATGCTGACCGCCGAACTGCACGAACGGGGCATCAACTTTCGCAGCCTGACCGACAGCATTGATACCAGTACGCCAATGGGCCGGTTTTTCTTTCACGTCATGGGCGCGCTGGCCGAAATGGAGCGCGAGCTTATAGTGGAACGCACCCGCGCCGGGCTGGAGGCGGCACGGGAAAAAGGCCGCATCGGGGGACGCCGCCGGATAATGACGGCCGACGTCACTGAAAGAGCCAGGCGCATGTTACGTCAGGGCGCCACGCTGCAGCAGGTGGCGTTGATTCTGGAAGTATCAGTCAAGACGATTTACCGCTACATTCCCGCAGCAGAGCAGCGGGCACTGAAAAAAAGCGCGCCGCCTGTTGTGCCAGATACCACACAACGGCCAGCGCGTGAATCCATCTGAGTCACATAACACCATAGCGAAACCCCTTAACAGGAGATTCGCTACATGGCAGACGATTATCATCACGGCGTGCGCGTTACGGAAATTAACGAAGGCACCCGTACCATCTCAACGGTAAGCACCGCGATTGTGGGCATGGTCTGTACCGCAGACGATGCCGACGCAGCGACCTTTCCGCTGAACACCCCCGTTTTACTCACCGACGTGCTGAGCGCCAGCGGCAAAGCCGGTGAGTCCGGCACGCTGGCCCGTTCGCTGGATGCGATCGGCGACCAGGCCAAACCCATGACCGTGGTCGTGCGCGTGGCGCAGGGCGAGACCGAGGCGGAAACCACCTCCAACATCATCGGCGGCGTGACCGCTGAGGGCAAACGCACCGGCATGAAAGCATTGCTGGCCGCGCAGAGCAGGTGCGGCGTTAAGCCGCGCATTCTGGGCGTGCCCGGACATGACACGCAGGCGGTGGCAACGGAGCTGCTGAGCGTGGCGCAGAGCCTGCGCGGCTTTGCCTACCTGTCCGCTTACGGCTGTAAAACTGTGGAAGAGGCAATCGCCTATCGCGCCAACTTCAGCCAGCGCGAAGGGATGCTTATCTGGCCGGATTTCATCAACTTTGACACCGTGCTGAACGCGGATGCCACGGCTTATGCCACCGCCCGTGCGCTCGGCCTGCGCGCCAAAATTGACCAGCAGACCGGCTGGCATAAAACGCTTTCCAACGTGGGCGTGAACGGCGTCACCGGCATTTCTGCAGACGTCTTCTGGGACCTGCAGGACCCGGCAACCGATGCGGGCCTGCTGAACAAAAATGACGTCACCACGCTTATCCGTCAGGACGGCTTCCGCTTCTGGGGGTCCCGCTGCCTGAGTGACGATCCGCTGTTTACCTTTGAGAACTACACCCGCACGGCGCAGGTGCTGATGGACACCATCGCAGAAGCGCAGATGTGGTCGGTGGACGGCACGCTGAACCCGTCGCTGGCCCGCGACATTATCGAAAGCATTCGCGCCAAACTGCGCAGCCTGGTTACCCAGGGTTATCTCATCGGCGCGGACTGCTGGCTGGATGAGAGCGCAAACGACAAGGACTCGCTGAAGGCGGGCAAACTCACCATTGATTATGACTACACGCCGGTGCCGCCGCTGGAAAACCTGATGCTGCGCCAGCGCATTTCAGACAAGTACCTGGTGGATTTTGCCAGCCAGGTCAGCGCGTAAGGAGAAAAACAGATGGCATTACCCCGCAAGCTGAAGCACCTGAACCTGTTTAACGCCGGGAACAACTGGATGGGGCTGGTTGAGTCCGTGACCCTGCCGAAGTTTACCCGCAAGTTTGAAAAGTATCGCGGCGGCGGAATGCCGGGCGCGGTAGATATTGATATGGGGCTGGATGACGGCGCGCTGGATACCGAGTTTTCTATCGGCGGCACGGAGCTGTTGCTGTTCAAACAGATGGGGGCTGATAAGGCGGACGCCATTCAGCTACGTTTCACCGGCTCCATTCAGACCGACAGCACCGGCGAGGTGCAGGCCGTGGAGCTGGTCACGCACGGACGCTACAAAGAGCTGGATTCCGGCGAGTGGAAAACCGGCGAGAGCAACAGCACCAAAGTGAGCTGCACCAACAGCTACGCGAAGCTGACCATTAACGGCGAGGTGGTTTACGAGGTTGACCTGGTGAACATGGTTGAAATCGTGGGCGGCACGGACCTGATGGAAAAACACAAAAGCGCCCTGGGCCTCTGATAACCCCGGCAGGGGAAGCCCTGCCGCTGCATAACTTATTTTTCAGGACACAAAACGATGACAGAGATTAAACACGACGCCGCACCGCAGCCGCAGCAGAAAACCCTCACGCTGGACACGCCGGTAACGCGTGGCAAAGAGCAGATCACCGCCGTAACCCTGCGCAAGCCGCAGTCCGGCGCGCTGCGCGGCACCCGCCTGCAGGCGCTGATGGATATGGATGTAAACGCCATGATGACGGTGATTCCGCGCATCAGTCAGCCCGCGCTGCAGCCGCATGAGATTGCCGAAATGGACCCCGCTGACCTGCTGGCGCTGTCGGTGGAGGTGGTTACTTTTTTGTTGCCGAAGTCGGCGCTGTCGGATTTCCCGACAGCCTGACGGTGGATGACCTGGTGGCGGACATCGCCACCATTTTTCACTGGCCGCCGTCCGTCACTGACGTGATGCCGCTTACCGAGGTGCTGGAGTGGCGGCATAAAGCGATATTGCGAAGCGGAGCCGGTGACAATGAGTGATACAAACCTGCGGCTGCAGGTGGTGTTAAACGCGGTGGATAAAATCACCCGTCCTTTCCGTAAAGCGCAGGCTGGCTCGAAAGAGCTGGCCGACGCGCTGAAAGCCAGTAAAGCCTCCCTGAAATCCCTGAATGAGCAGGCCGGAAAAATCGACGGGTTCCGCAAAACCCGCACCGAGCTTGCCATCACCGAAAAGAATCTGGCCGCCGCCCGGCAGGAAGCCGCCGCGCTGTCACAGCAGTACGCCGCAAACACCCGCGAAATGGCGCAGCAGGTCAGGCAGTTTGAGCAGGCAAAGAACCGCGTCAGTGAGCTACAGCAGCAATATAACGGTCTGCGCCTGTCCGTGCAGCGCCAGCGCGAAGCCCTGAACGCCGCCGGGGTAGATACAAAACAGCTGAGCGCCGCGCAGCGTCGCCTGAAAACCGATGCGGAAGCCGCCAGCGGGTCCATTGAGCGCCAGCTGGCCGCGCTGAAAAAGCTGGGGGAGCGCCAGAAAAAGCTGAACGCCATCCGGGCGCAGCGGGACAGGGGAATGGCCGCCCGTGACCGGCTGGCCGCAGGCGGTGCCACGATGGCCGCCACGGGCGTGGCGATGGGCGCGCCGGTGCTGGCCGCCGTGAAAGGCTATGCGGACATGGAAGATGCAATGAAGGGCGTGGCAAAGCAGGTCAGCGGCCTGCGTGACAACAACGGCAACCGCACCGCGCAGTTTTATGACATGCAGAAGGCCATCAAGGCGGCCAGCGAGCAGCTGCCGATGGAAAACGGGGCCGTGGATTATGCCGCGCTGGTTGAGGGCGGCGCACGCATGGGCGTGGCAAACCCGGCGGACTCCTATAAAGACCAGAAGCGCGATTTGCTGGCGTTCGCCTCCACGGCGGCCAAAGCCTCCACCGCCTTCGAGCTGCCTGCGGACGAGCTGGCGGAGGGTCTCGGGAAAATTGCCGGGCTGTATAAAATCCCCACGCGCAACATCGAACAGCTGGGCGACGCGCTGAACTACCTGGACGATAACGCCATGTCCAAAGGCGCGGACATTATCGACGTTCTGCAGCGCATGGGCGGCGTGGCGGACCGGCTGGACTACCGCAAGGCCGCCGCGCTTGGCTCCACGTTTCTGTCGCTGGGTGCCGCGCCGGAAGTGGCCGCCAGCGCCGCCAACGCGATGGTGCGCGAGCTGTCGATCGCCACCATGCAGGGCAAGTCGTTCATGGAAGGCATGGACCTGCTGAAGCTTGACCCGAAAAAGATTGAAAAGCAGATGACCACGGACGCGATGGGTACCATTCAGCGCGTGCTGGAAAAGGTCAACGCCCTGCCGCAGGACAAACGCCTGTCTGCCATGACGATGCTGTTTGGTAAGGAGTTTGGCGACGACGGCGCGAAGCTTGCCAACAACCTGCCGGAGCTGCGCCGCCAGTTACAGCTGACCGCAGGCAGTGCCGCCTACGGCTCCATGCAGAAAGAATCGGACATCAACAAGGATTCGGTCTCTGCGCAGTGGATGCTGGTCAAGGCCGGAATGGCTAACACCCTGAGCGGCCTGGGCGAAACGCTGCGCCCGCAGCTGATGGAAATGATGGATATGTTCAGGAAGGTAACCGGCAGCGTGCGGCGCTGGGTGGAGGAAAACCCACAGCTTGCGGGCACCATCATGAAAATCGCCGCCGTGGCCGCGATCGTGACCACCGCGCTGGGCGTCCTCGGCGTGGCAATGGCCGCCGTGCTGGGGCCGTTCGTGATGTTCCGGTTTGGCCTCAGAATGCTGGGCGGCAGCGCCGGGTCAAAAATGGGCGCGGTGCTGGGCGGGCTGGGTAAGGCGTTTGAAAAGCTGGCGCCGGGGATCGGCCTGTCCGCCGGTGGCCTGAAAAAGCTGTTCGGTGTTTTCACCGGCGGCGAGGCAGGCGAATCGCTGGACGTTATCGGCAAAATCCGTGAGGCGCTGGGGTTGCTGGGCGGCGGTGACGATGACGACGAAGGCGGCGTGCTGGACGCCTTCCGGGAAGGGGCGATGGAAAAGGTGAAAGAGAAGGCGCAGGAGGCGGGCAGTGCGCTGGTCAGCAATTTTCGCCATCCGGTGCAGGCGGTTAAGGCGCTGGGGTCACACGTCCGGGGGCTGGCAACGGCACCGTTTGCCGCGCTGGGGACAGCCCTTGCCGGTGTGCGTACCGCGCTCGGCGTGGTCGGTAACGGGATCGTGTGGCTGGGGCGGCTGATGTTCGCTAATCCGATTCTGGCTGTGGTGGGGCTGATTGCGATGGCGGCGCTTTATATCTGGCAGAACTGGGAGACGCTGGGACCGAAGTTTGCGGCGCTGTGGGCCGCCATCCGTGACAGCACGGTAGGCGCATGGAACGCGATCGCCAGCTGGATAAGCACAAAGTGGAATGACATCACCGCAGGCGTGCAGGCGCTGCCCGCCCGCTTTCAGGAGGCCGGTGCGCAGATGATTGATGCCCTGATGGCGGGCATCAGCCAGAAATGGGCGGCGCTGAAAAGCAAGCTGACGTCACTTAACAGCTACCTGCCGGACTGGATGAAACCGGATGCGGCAGGCGGCAGTGGCACAGCAGGTAAACCTGCGGCCCCGCAGAAAAGCGGCTTTGCCGGACTGTATGACAGCGGCGGGTTTATTCCGTCCGGGCAGTTCGGCATCGTCGGCGAGAACGGGCCGGAAATCGTGAACGGTCCCGCCCGCATTACCAGCCGCAGGCGCACCGCCGCGCTGGCCGCCACGGCAGCGCTGGTTATGGGAAGCGCCGCCGCACCTGCCGCTGCGCGTCCGCTGCATCCGATGAGCCTGCCGGTCACGTCCGGGGCAACGGTGAAAGTGGCCGGAACGGGCAACAGCGCGCCACCCGTTGTAACCATTCATGCCCCGATAACCATTGTGCAGCAGCCGGGGCAGAGCCAGCAGGACCTGGTGGAAGAAGTGATGCGCAGGCTTAAAGCCGAGCAGCGGCAGGCCGAAGCGCGCGCCCGCAGTTCATACAGCGATCGGGGAGGATTTGACGAATGATGATGACGCTGGGTTTGTTTGTTTTCACGCTGAAAACGGTGCCCTATCAGGAGCTGCAGTATCAGCGCAGCTGGCGCTTTCCCGCCAACAGCCGCGTGGGCCTGCGCCCGTCCGTGCAGTTTCTGGGACCGGACAGCGACACGCTGACGCTGACCGGTACGCTGTTGCCGGAAATCACCGGCGGCAGGCTGTCGCTGTTTGCGCTGGAGCAGATGGCGGAGCTGGGCAAGGCTTGGCCGCTGATTGAGGGCAGCGGCACCATTTTTGGCATGTTCGTGATTGAGAGCCTCAACCAGACGCGGGCGGAGTTCTTCAGCAACGGCGCGTGCCGGCGCATTGAGTTTACCCTGACGCTGAAACGGGTGGATGAATCGCTGGGCGAGATGTTCGGCAGCCTCAGTGACCAGCTGGCAACGATGCAAAAGGCCGCGACCGGCGCGGCAGATAAAGCGGCGGCCGCCGTGGGAGGGCTGTTTCAGTGAGCGCCATACAATGGGTTACCGGCACGGCCAGCGCGCCCGCCTTTCGTCTGACAATGGACGGCACCGATATTACGCAGCGCATTGAAAAGCGGCTCACAAGCCTGACGCTGACGGATAACCGGGGCTTTGAGGCGGACCAGCTGGACATCGAGCTGGACGACGCGGACGGCCAGCTGCAGCTGCCGCGCCGGGGCGTGCGGCTGACGCTGGCGCTGGGCTGGCAGGGGGAGCCGCTTATCTCAAAAGGCACCTACACCGTGGATGAAATCGAACACACCGGCGCACCGGACCGGCTGGTGCTGCGCGCCCGCAGCGCGGATTTTCGCGCCACGCTCAACACCAGGCGCGAAAAGTCATGGCACAAAACCACCGTGGGCGACATGGTGAAAGAGATTGCCGCCAGGCACAAGCTGACCCCGTCGCTGGGTGAGGATATGGCAAAAATGGCGATCGATCACCTGGACCAGACCAACGAGTCAGACGCCAGCTTTCTGATGCGGCTGGCGCGCCAGTGCGGGGCGCTGGCCTGCGTGAAGGACGGAAACCTGCTGTTTATCCGGCAGGGACAGGGCAGAACGGCCAGCGGCAAGCCTCTGCCGGTTATCACGCTGACCCGTTCAGCGGGTGACAGCCACCGCTTCACCCTGGCAGACCGTGACGCCTACACCGGCGTGATTGCCAGCTGGCTGCATACCCGCGAACCGGCCAAAAAGGAAACCACGGAAGTTAAGCGGAAGCGGAAGCGAAAAAGCACGGCAAAGAAAAAGGAGCCGGAGGCAAAACAGGGTGACTACCTGATAGGCACTGATGAGAACGTGCTGGTCCTGAGCCGCACCTATGCCAACCGCAGCAACGCAGAGCGGGCGGCAAAAATGCAGTGGGAGCGGCTGCAGCGCGGCGTGGCGACGTTCTCTCTTCAGCTGGCGCGGGGGCGTGCGGATCTCTACACGGAAATGCCGGTGAAGGTCAGCGGGTTTAAAAAGCAGGTGGACGGCAGCAGCTGGATTATCACCACGCTGACGCACAGCCTGGGCAGTGACGGCGGGTTTACCACCAGTCTGGAACTGGAGGTGAAGATTGATAGTCTTGAGATGGAATGAGAAATATCTCAATATGGATATTTTGTGTATCATCCATCTCAATTGTGATTAAGGAGCATTACTATGATGAATTGTCCGTTATGCGGCACCGCAGCGCACGTACGTAGCAGCTTTCAGGTCTCGGCTGATACTAAAGAGCGTTACAACCAATGCCAGAACCTGAATTGCGGTTGTACGTTCAAATCACATGAAACAGTGACCGGAGTTATAATGAAACCGGGTGCTGTAGAGCCAGTAAAGCCGCATCCAGATCGGAATCTGCAACAAGTGCTATGGATGTAA